AAAAAAAAATTATGAGGCATGATATTAGATATAATAATCGTGATATTAATGGTATTAGCAGTAGCTTTTATTGCTAATACCATCATGGAAGTAAGGAATAGAAACAATAGTAAAATCTCCTTTAAAGAATCTATGGATTTAACAGAGCTACCAGTAGCAACATTTAACTGTAATAGAAAGAAATTAAATTTTCTATTGGACACAGGTAGTAATTTATCCTATATAAACAGTTCTGTTTTACCTCTTCTAGACCATGAAATCATTGATAGGGAATCTAGCGTAGTAGGATTTGAAGGAAATGAAGTTAGTACTGGCTCTTGCAAAATTACAGTAACATATAAAAGGAAAAAATTCGAAGAAGAGTTCAGTATGGCTGATTTAGATGCAGCATTCAAGGTGATTAAGCAAGAATCCGGTGTACAACTCCATGGAATCTTAGGAAGTAGATTCTTTGAAAAATATAAGTATGTCATTGATTTCAAAAACTTGATAGCATATATGAAATAATGGATAACATAATAAAACTTAATTCTAGGGGAGGAATAGATAATTGTCTAAGAAAACTCAAGAATATGAGTGGAAAAGATTCCAAAACCTATGTATTAAAGCATGATTATATAAATGTGAAATCTGGGTATGTAGAAGAGACTAAGAGATTTATTTCTCCGCCAGGAGGCCCCATGATAATAGAAGGAGAGTTCCTGAAAGAAGCTGGAGCAGTTGTTAAGTCTATTATTTATTCAATAGGGTATGGACATATTATAATATTTGAATAATGATATATGTAGTTACGAAAAATATAGAATTATTTGAACCTGAGAAGTACAAAATAATAGGGGTAGACGAGAGTCTATCCCTACTTAAACCTCTTAGAATTGTAGGAGTTGATACCGAGACTAGTGGATTAAGTTGTCATAAGGATAAGCTCTTGTCATTGCAATTAGGGTGCTTTGATTTTCAAGTAGTAATAGATTGTCTTACTACAGATATTACTTTATATGAAAACTATCTTGAATCTGATAGGCTTTTCTTATTTCATAATGCCAAATTTGATCTACAGTGGCTTTATAAATACCATATAGTTCCTCGTAATGTCTATGACTTGTTTCTAGCAGAGAAACTAATGTGGTTGGGTTACCCTACTGTATTAAGTCCGGAAGTATGGGATAAGATACAATGTCCTAGGTATGACTATGTACCAGCAGATCCTAGTAAGAAAAGTTCAAAAGCCAAGTATGTCTTGTATATGAATCTGAAAAAGTTAGGTGAAATGTACCTTGGAATAGAACTAGATAAGTCTATAAGAGGACAAATCATCTATAAAGGCCTTACAGAAGATGTTATAGTTTATGCTGCTAATGATGTGAAGTACCTTGAGAAGATACGAGAATTACAACTGAAACAATTAGAGAAGCAAGGACTTCTTACTGCCATGGAGTATGAAAACAAGGCTATACTTCCTATTGCTTATATGTGCTATTGTGGCATAAAGATGGACAAAGATAAATGGCAAAAGAAAATGGAGCATGATCAATCTATTCTTAATAGTATTAAAAGTGAAATGGATAAGTGGCTTATAGAGCATGAACCTGATTCAAAATATATTAAGATAGATAGACAAGGTAATCTATTTTCAGGTTTTAATACCGAGCCACAAGTAACTCTTAATTGGAATAGTCCTAAACAAGTTATCCCCTTATTCAAGAAATATGGAGTCGATACCACTGCTCTGGATAAAGAAGATGATGAGGATAAGGACAGTATAGGAGCTAAGGTACTAGGCCCTCAGAAGGATAAGTGCAGTCTTATTCCCTTATATATAAGGTATAAGGAAATGAAAAAGCTGTGCAGTACTTATGGAGCAAATGTACTTAAGCAGATAGACAAGGATACTGGAAGGCTATATACCAACTTTAACTCATTGGGTACTGATACAGCAAGAATAAGCTCAGGGGGTAAGGACAAGTCAGCTAAGGTTGAGTATGTAAATATGCTTAATATGCCTGCTGATGCTAAGACTAGGGCTTGTTTCATAGCTGAAAGTGGCAATAAATGGATAAGTGCTGATTACTCGGGTCAAGAAAGTTTTATCATGGCTGATGTAGCTGATGATAAGGAGATGATTAGAGAGCTTACCTATGGTGAGAAGGACTTACATACACTAACTGCGAAGATAGTATTTCCTGAAATTCCTAAAGATATGCCTGCCAAAGAAGTTAAGAAGCAATATCATAAGTTGAGAAGTGAGGCTAAAGGTTATGAGTTTGCTTTTAATTACGCTGGTAATGACAACACCATTATAAGGAACTTTGGGCTTACAGCTAAAAGAGCTAAAGAGATATATGACAATTATATGAGAGGCTTTAATGGTCTTAAAAGATATATTGAGTTCAGAAAGAAGGACTGGTTCAGTAAAGGCTATATAGATCTTAATCCTAAAGTTGGATATAGAGCTTATATCTATGATTGGAACTATCTTAGGAAGCTACAGGTAAAGTTTAAGGAACCTGGATTTTGGGATTATTACAGGGAGATGAAAACAAATGCTCCTAAATGTGATACAGTACAGATGGTAAAAGAGTTCTTCAAGAGGAAGTCTGATTCCGATAGGCAATCTGTTAATTATCCTATACAACATACTGGAGCATTGTGTTATAAGGTAAGTATGATAAACTTTTTTGAATATTTAAGACGTAATGACTTATTATTCAAGGTGTTGATTACTGTAACACCCTACGATAAGTAATTTTGTTGTAGTAAAACAGTGTTAATTGCTTGAAACCCTTAAAGATTTAATCACTGAATTATTGTAATAATAAACTAGTAAAAGTATTAAATATGATTTTAAGTAACTTAAGAGAAATAGGCAATAAGCAGCTTTATGATTTTACAAGAGAGCAAACTCAGGTTTTTCTTACTGCTATATTAGGGGATGGTTGCATATCTACTACTAATAGTGGTAGTACTATATATACATCCAATTGTAAGCATAAGGAATACTTAGAGTATAAAAAACAATTAATTGGTAAAGGCAAAATAAATCATGTAGACAGCAATGGTTATAACCAAACTCCCATATATACTTATTATGGAGGAGCTTGGTTTTCACTTAAATTAATCAAGGAACTCCCTATAGAAGAAGTAGTGAGTAATCTTGATGAGTTAGGTTTAGCATTGTGGTTCTATGATGATGGGAGCCTTCATAAGAGGGACTTATATTACAACCTTAATACTCAGAAATTTTCTCTGAATATTCAAGAAAATGTATTTATTCCTTTCTTTGAGAGTATAGGAGTAAAAGCTAAAGTAAGAGTAGATAATAATCATAGCAGACCATTATATTATTTAGGAATAAATAAATATGAGGGAGCCTATATTATTCATTCTATATTAGCTAAATATCCTATTAATTGTTACTCTTATAAATTATGGAGTTCAGAGACTATCCAGAAATGGAGTAAGCTGCAAGAGCAGCTGAAAAGCACTGATAGAAATCTAACCAATGGGCAACTAGCCTATATGTGGAGATTTTTATAAGATATAGTCCGACCTTTAGAGAAATCTAAAGAGAATATGTGGAATCGACATATTCGTAACATATGTGGAAATCAACTGTGAAGCTCCAGAAGAGATAGCGGAAGATATAGCTAAAGTACTATATGATATAATGGTTAAAGCTGGAGCATATTTTGTTCACAGGGTAAAGTTGGATGTAGACGTGTCCAGACATAAATTATGTATAGGAGACTTTGAATTTAATGGAGAGAAGATCATGGTTAAGGGCGATGTTATAGCCTCTATGGGAGAAGATGTTCTAGTAAATATCAGAACTAATCAGTCTTATAAAATAAAGGACTTACCAAAGAGCTATAAAGAATATCTTGATGATAATGGTCCTCTTCCTACTTATTGGGTACATTAATTAAGATAGTATAGTAAAAGAAAATAAGTTAAGGAAATGGTAAAAATTAATAAAGTGTATAAAGATCTTATAGATAAACTTGAAAATGCTATAAGGGCAGGAGTATCTATAGAGGCTTTAAATCCTATAAGGTCTGTAATGAATGAACTGAAAATCTTAGGGCAAAGACCAGAACTTGACAGTAGTGTAGATTCCTTTATGGACATAACTACTAATATGGCTAAGACTTATGCAGCTAAAAATCATGATTATGGTAATTCCTTTGACTGTTCTCTTAATAAGTTTGGACTTATAGCAGGTCTAGTAAGGATGGGGGACAAGATGAATAGACTGGAGTCATTAGTTAATAAGAAGGCTATGGTTAAGAATGAGTCTATTAAAGACACCCTTCTGGACCTTGCTAATTATGCTATAATGACTGTGATGTGGTTGAATAAAAGAGAAACTGGTAATGATTCCGTATAAAATGAAACACAAGGCTACTGGGCTTTACTATAAGCCTGGTAGACCTAATTTGTCTAAGATAGGGAAAGCCTACGGTACAGGAAATAATGGATTAAACTATATGGGAAATAATAAGTTTGTGAATATCATTAGTACTAAAGCACCTTTATCTAGAAGGCTTGAATCCTTGGGATATAAACTAAGATGGGTTGAATTTGGGACTCACTGTTGCTTTGAGATTCCTAAATCTGAATTTGAAATAGAATATCTAACTAGTAACGAAGGAGGGAAGTAGATGGTAATAGCAGTAGATTTTGATGGAACTTGTGTAACTCATGAGTTCCCTAAAATAGGTAAAGATATAGGTGCAATACCTGTATTGAGAAAACTAGTAGAGAAAGAACATCAAATTATCTTATATACTATGAGGAGTCACTGTAGCAATAAATGTGTTACCAATGAGGGTGTTAGACTTGTGGATACTCTTCAGGAAGCTATTGATTGGTTTCGTAAAAACGAGATTCCTCTATATGGTGTCAATGAAAATCCTACCCAACATAATTGGACTTCCTCTAAAAAGATATTTGCACATATTTATATAGATGATAGTGCTCTTGGGATACCACTAAAGCATGATGAATATAGTACATTACCCTATGTGGATTGGAATGGAGTAGAGATTTTACTAAAGATGAGAGGAATTTTGTAGATTTTAAAAAGATTCCATGCAAAGAAAACAATATACAAGGAGAGAATTTATTAAAATGGTAGAGAGTAATGGCTTCTATTATGATAGATGTAATGGAAGCCATTCTATTTACATAAATAGTGAAGGGAGGCATATCAGCATCCCGAAGAACATTAAGGACGTGATTATTAGGAGGTTGATTAAGGAGAATAACCTAGATACGAACTTAAAGAAAAAGAAGAAATGACTGAAAGTGGATATTATCCAGAAGGAGTGGAACATAATGATCATTCCCCATGGAATATAAAATCAAATTCAAGTAGGAAAATTGAGGTTGAAGCTACTATAACATTAAGTAAGATAGTACCGATATGGGTAGATGACTATACAATAGTGGATTCAGGGGTAGATGAAGATGGGGATTACTTTGAAGACATAGACTACTCAGAATGTGATATAGAAGGAGCAGTAAGAGACCAAATTATACTACCAGATAAAGGTAATTTAAATGAGTGGAAGGTAGATAGTCTAGAAGTAGAAATTAAGAAATGTTGATGATATAATAAAGAAATGAAAGCGAAAGTTAAAACAACAGGGGAAGTCATAGAGGTATCACAGACAGAAAATATTATCACCAAAAGAGGAGTGGAGCGTCAATATGTTGATAACAAGCGTAGTTGGTGTACATACGTGCAATCAGAACTTGAATTTATTAAAGAAGAACCATGCAAGACTATTGATTGGGAGCAACGTAGGTACGAGATAGCCAAAGATATGATGACTTCTGCTGAACAACATAACAATGACACAACAGGATTCAAAAATACAATGGCACAAGCGCAATATGCAATAGAATGTGCCGATGCCCTCATTATGGAATTGAAGAAAGAAGACAAGCAATGAACATACTGATAAGTTTTATAATTTTAATAGTAGCAGCCAACTTATATATTCTCATAAGAAATGAAAAAGTATTTGTTTTCAGAACGTATATACTAGATAGAGCTCATAATGAGCTGCTTCGCATATTATATGAAGATATTGATAAGTATGAATCTATGCATAAAGAATGGAATAAAATTTATGATAGACATTCCTATAACAAAATGCTTTTTAGCTTTAAGCCTTTGAAATTGGAACATTGGTTTACTAAGGAAGAAATCAAGAGATTTAATTTGTAATATCTTATGAAGGAATGGTTGAGGAAATTTCAATGTTCACATGAGTGGATAATATTACATATCACTCGTTATGAGACTTGTGATAAGCTCCTATTGACATGTAAAAAATGTGGAAAACTTAAAAAGAAAAGAATATGACAGTACAGGAATTGATTGACGAACTTATGAAAGTACAGGATAAAAGTAAGCCACTTTATTCTACTGAACTTGAAGAAGAATATGACTTCCCCATTCAAGTTGAAATAAAGGAAATGAAAAAGTATATTAGAGTAGAAACCTACGAAGAATAAACATGGAAAGAAAAGTAGGAGAAATATTTGAGTACAACGGAGAATGGTATCAGTGTATTCATACAAAATCTCTTGGATGTGAGAATTGTGATTTAGCTACCAAGAGTGATATTCATTGTAGTGATGTATTTGAGATAAGAGGAGAATGTTTATCATGTTATAGAAAAGATGGTAAATCTGTAATCTTCAAGAAACTTAAAAAGGTAGGAGAACCTGAAATTATAAATGGAAAGAAAGTACAGTCAATTGTAACTGGATACGTAGGCTGTGCCTTCTGTATCTTCAAAAAAGGAGGAGCATGTTTAAGTGGTGGTACATGCAAAAATAGATGCACAAGAATCTATGTAGAAATTAAACAAAACAAAGAAGATATGGAAGAAAAGAAATTGAATCTTAAACCCTTTGACCTTGAAGCAGCCAAAGCCGGTAAACCTGTATGTACTCGTGATGGTAGAAAGGCAAGGATTATTTGCTTTGATACTATTAACAAAGGTAATTATCCAATTATAGCATTATTGGAAGATAAAGGATGTGAAGCTATATTCTATTACAACAAAGATGGAAAATGTAATGTTGGAACTGAACTAGATCTCATGATGCTCCCCGAAAAGAAAGAGGGATGGATAATTATTCATAAAGAAGCCATATATGATAAAGAAACTGCCGAGAAAATTGCAAGAGAAACCACAGCTAATGTTATTAGAATACAAAAGATAGAATGGGAGGAATAGTTATGGCATGGGTGGCAGTACATAAGAATGGGGATGAAGTTATTTTTGACTTTGAACCATACAGATGGAATGATTCCTTTTGGGTGGAAGATATTGCTGATGACATATACCTTCCAAAAGGAACTATCAAGAAACTCATAGGCAGAGATTTGACTTGGAGCGATGAACCCGTTGAATTAAAGGAGGAATAAACTATGTGGATAGCAAGGAATAAATACGGAGAATTGAAGTTGTATTTAAGAAAACCGATAAAAAGAGTAAATGAAGGCATTTGGTTTGCTTATGATACAGAAATTCTTGCAATACTTCCTGATAATTACTTTCTAGAAGTTAAATGGGAGGATGAAGAACCAAAAGAGTTAGTATCAAGCTCTCTAGAAGAGAAAGAAGAAAGCTGTGAAGATAATAGAGGACTTCTACATTGTAATAATTGTGGAGGAACAAATATTCTAAAGCATGCATGGGTAGATGCTAATACTTTAGAATTTGCACAAGAAGATTGGGCAAATAATGAATATTGGAATAATGAATATTGGTGTGAGGATTGTAATGAAATAGTAGATATTACAGAAGAGGAGGAAACAAATGAAAGTAATAAAGATATATGCTGATTGGTGTGGACCATGTAAAGAGTTGGAAAAGTTATTAAGAGAATGCAATATTGAGCATGAAAGTGTTAATATAGACTCTATGGATGGAGAAGGGCTTTCTCTCAAATATAACATTAAGTCACTCCCTACACTGCTAGTTACAGACGACGAAGGTAATCTTTTAAGGAAATTATCTGGAATGGTACCAAAAGAGAAATTAGTAAAATTTATTTATCAATAATTGTTGTATATGAAATTAATTAAACCTTCATGGAAAATCTTAGAACAGGAATCTGGGATAGATGGAATATACAAAGCCATAGAAAGAGCTGGAAGAACCTGTTATAAGTCTGAAGATAAGATTACAGAGAACTCAGCTAAACCATTTGTTGATAGAATGGTTAAGTCTGGGCATGGTGCTATGCTTGAACATGGTACTGTGTATCTTAAATTAACTCCTTCAGAAATACATATTTATCATAAGTATAGAGATAATCCTTATACTAATGTAAATGTAGTAAATTCAGAAGACCCTTATCCTGTTCCTACTTATTATATCAGTACTAACTATAGAGTGCTTGTAGAACATGGCTGGCTTAATGATTTGAAGTACCTATGTGAACCTACTGAGCATCATGAAAAGAGAATTACTGTTAGATTTATTTGTGATAGAGGAGTGTCCCATGAATTTGTAAGACATAGAGTATTCTCCTTTGCTCAAGAGAGTACCCGTTATTGCAACTATTCTAAAGATAAGTTTGGTAATGAGCTTACCTTTATTGAACCGTGCTGGTTGGAGGATTATAACTATGAAGGTAATACCTATTATAATGGATTCTTAGTAGCACTAAGAGCTGCCGAGGCTAACTATCTTAACTTACTAAAACAGTGGGAAGATAAGATACCTGACAAGAGATATAAGACTGGGTTCAGGAATAATCCTTGGACTCCTCAACAAGCAAGAGCAGTGTTGCCTAATGCCTTAAAGACAGAATTAGTAATGACTGGCTTTATTAACGATTGGAAACATTTCTTTGAATTAAGGTGTGCTCCTAATGCCCATCCTAGTGCTAGAGAATTAGCTATTCCATTAAGTGAAGAATTTGTTAAGAAAGGACTGGTATGATGAATATAGATAAATTAAGAGAAGCCTGGCTGCAGGATAATCCTAAAATATTCTGCTTTTCAAATATTTTTAATTTTGTTCAATTCTGTTGGGCTCACAAGTTTACTCCCTATAACTCTGCTGTCGCATATGATGCTGAAAATGATGAAATGTATTTAGTAGAAAAAGAATATGAGAACGAATTTAGTTAAGAAAAAAGACACAAAATCACCTCTAAATGATAGTATGCTTGACATGGTGATTGCATTTGATACTACTGGCTCTATGAATGCTTACATTAAGGCAGTTAAGTTGCAGGTAAAGGAACTGATTCCTAAACTCTTCAAGCAGAATCCTGATTTGAGGATAGGAATAGTGGCTTTTGGTGACTATTGTGATATGCCAAGCAAAGATAGATTTGGTAAGGCATACCAAGTATGTGAGCTTACTGATAATGAGAATAGACTTATAGAGTTCATTACTAAGGCACAGAGTACAAGTGGAGGTGATAGTGATGAGTTCTATGAACTTGTCATTAAGAAGATAGTAGAAGAGACTAATTGGAGAGAAGGTTCTACCAAAGCAGTTCTCCTTATTGCGGATGCAGAACCACATAGGGTAGGATATAGCTACAATGATAGAGTAGTTAATAATCAAATTGATTGGAGAGAGGAAGCTAAGAAAGCTGCTGAGAAAGGAATCAAGTTTGATACATTGACTATAAATAAAACTGGGTGGTATAAAGAACTCTCAAGTACTACTAATGGTGTAAGTGCTCCATTCAGTACAAGCTCAAAGACTTCACAACTTGTTGAAGCTGCTGCATTGGCAAGAGGAGGAGAAAAGACAAGAGGTCTTTATGAGACTACTATGGGTAGCTTTGAAGCAAGTGGTGATACTGAAATGACTGCTGTATATGCAGCTTATTCAAAAGAAGTAATATTTTAAAATAATAAAAGCATGAAAGTAAATCTTACAGAAATTGAAGTGGGGGATATCTTCTCAGAAGAGTCTCATTACATTGTAAAAGAAATAAAGAAGGATAGTGTTGTATTTGAACATCTTGAGAGTGGTAAGACTGTAAGTCTGAGCAATAAGTATATTCATAATATGCTCAATACTTCTGACCAGTATGAAAAAGAAGTAAAGGTTACTAAGGAAGATAAGAAAGATGGTACTCCGGGCATAAGAACTATCTTTGAAGGTATTAAGTCCTCTGAGGTATTCACTGTGGTCTTCAAGAAACAAGACAAGGCTAAGACTAAGAAACAGTTTGAGTCTGAGAGAGAATCTCAAAGAGCTGAGGCTATTGCATTAATAGATAAAGCTAAAAGACAAAAGAAGTCTATGGCTACAGCCTATAAGGAAGCTTTAGAATTCATTCAAAACAATCCTGTAAAGGACTATATTGAAGGAGAGGATAGAGTACTAAGAGGTTACAAGATGCAGTTTGTTTCTAGAGATGGTAAATATAAATGTATGGATATGGACATCAAAAGAACAGGAAAAGAGACTGGAGAAAGATATGTAAATATAAATACGATTTCACATCTTATTTATAATGGAGTAAAATATGTAGTAGAGTAATCTATTTACATCTCTTCCTGACAATATTAGAAAATTTTCAAATGGGAGTAACGGAGAGATCTTGTTACTCCCTTAGTAATTTTTTTTTCTTCTTAAGGTCAAGGAAGAATTCAAAAGGCTACTTTATTCTGATAAAGTAAATTAATATAAACATCTTAAAGGGGTTAGATGTAAATATATAAATTAACCTCTTATTTCTTCATACTGTAATTAGTAATCAAATTAATTGATGGTAACTTTCACACTTAATATCTTGGTTTATTAAGGATAAATACTTACCTTTGCTATTGTTTTATTTAACAAGTATATTATATGAATAATTGTTTAGTAACAACTGAAGAGATTAGGTACCTAACTAAGGAGTTACAAGATGAAACAGAGGAATCTGTAAAGGGTCTTGTAGCTTTGTGGCAAAAAGAGAATAATAAATCTATTGAAGAGTATCCTACTGTAAGAGAACTTAATAATTTTAGATTTAAACTAAGAAGTGCAAATACAGTAGAGATGCTCGATGAAGCATTATCTCCTTCATTTGATGCTCCTAAGGTCTCTTCTATTGAAGAACAAGCTAAGGTTGATTTAGACTTTGATCCAAGAACAAGAAGAGATAGAGTAAGTCTTATTGCAAGGTTCTTTAGTAATGAGGTAGATAAAGCACTACAGGAAATGAATGATTCTCTTAATAAGAGAATGGATACAGCTTCTGATGAAGAAAGATTACAATTACAGATGGAGTTAAGCTCCCTTAATAGATTTGATGCCATAAAGAAATACACCCCTGCTGGATTATTTGATAGAGTATTGGATATAT